CGGTCTTTTCGCTGACGATCATGTCGTCTACTCCGTCTGTACATAGCCAGCCTTCGAAGTCGGTTCCCGGTAATCCATACCCACTGCCCTCCGTAAATCCGAAGTTCAGCAGGCGCATGTCATTCCCGTTTGGTGTCAAGTCCTTCAAAACAGCCCGGTCAGGGTCGTCGTTTGTCTTGCCCCAGGTGGATATAGCCATCTTGACGTGGCTGAGTAGTTCGGGGTCGATGTAGGGACGACCGGAGCCCGAAGAAGCTACCGGAACTCCCAAGCGTATCGCATTCATGCGAATAGGATCAAGCCCTATCGCATCAAGCTTAATTGGATTTAATCCTATTGCGTTCATCACTCTTCTGATTCAAAAATAGAAGCCTTTACCGGTTCCGTTTCACATTCGATTCTGAGATATTGTCCGGGGATGCAACCAACGACCGGACGAGCGAATTTCTTATCGTAATTTCTACTCTCTACAACAGGGAAGTTTTCTCCGTCATAGCTTATATACACCCAAAGCTTACCACCTTTTTCAAATGTAATCTGCAATCCTACTTCCGCAGAATTTACCTGAACGGCATCGCTTACATAGTTCTTCGCACCCTTCGTAAAGGTTATAGCTGTTTCTTTCATGATTATTCCTCCTATTTTTTTGCTGTTATCACTGTATTTCGTAAAAAATTCGGATACTCTGCCCGCACATCAAAACAAGGACACGCCTTGATAAATTCTGCCGGTTCCACCTCACCCGATCCATCCAGATCAGGTGAAGCATCCCGATGACCGAGCAGCTCGATGATATCATACTCTTTACAGAGCTTCGCTATCAATTCGCGCAATGCTGTTTTTTGCTCGACAGTACGGGTATCGGCCGGTCTTCCACTCGCGTCCATACCACCGATGTAGCAGATACCGATACTATGTTTATTATAACTAATACCGGAAAACCCTTTCGTGTTACAATGTGCCCCGTCAATGGATAATGACCGACCGTTTTCTACGGTACCATCTAAATCAATTACAAAGTTATAGCCAATTTGATTAAAGCCACGCGCCCGGTGCATCCGGTCAATATCCTTAGCTCGCAAGTCTTGCCCGGCTTTTGTAGCCGAGCAGTGGATAATTATTGAGTCTATATCTTCTCTTTTCATATACTTTTCCTCCTATAAAATTAATGTTAATACTCCCAACGCCAAACCTCCGCAATCACAGATAATATCCTTGATGGAAAACTCGCTTTTCTTACAATACTTGTCGTATATTTCCTTCAGAATAAAGATCGCAACGGTTATAGCGACCGCTAACCATAGCGGAATATATTTTGATAGCCACATAACCAAATTCTGGCATACTATAATGTGGGCTATGCCGTCTATGCCTATCATGGATAGAAGCTTGCCGGCTAATGCGCTGATTTTATTTATCATATTCATTTTCTATTTTATAATTTATTACTTTTGCAAAAAATGATACACCTATGGATATTTCAGAATTAATAAAAAGCTATAACGCTGAACAAAAGAATGTATTTACAGGATTTTGCATACAACTGCCACTATGCTTTTCTATTTTGTATTTATATATACCAGAGTTTAAATCTCTCGATGTATATTTGCAAATCATATTTACGGCAACTTCTTCTATATTATCCATTTACTTTTCTTTTATATGGTTATGTCTATGTTCTTCTATATCAAAAAGAAGATACAAACTAGAAGCCTTTATACTAATTCTTCCCATATTAGTGACATCGTCTAAATTACTTATATCTCCTTCAGATTACATCCTAGGATATGAACATGCTTTAACTACGTTTCTTCAAGCTTCTGCGATTCTTTACACTCCTTTTGCCATTTTTGGGCTTATTCTCCGCAAATGCATAGAGTATGATAAAAAGCAAAAAGGGAAGAACATAAATAATAGTGTATAAATTCATACTTACTTCTCCTTTTCTATAATCTCCTTCACATCTTCTTTATCAACCTTGAACACCTTCTTTCCAAAGACTCCCAAAGCTCCAATTACATTTATATTGATCCCCTTTGGTTTCAATATATTGCCGACAATCGAACACCCTTCAATAAAGCATACCAATAAGCAGGAATATACATCGATAGGATATTCGCTATGACTTGCCACAGTGATCATGCAGACCATGCAGACAAAAGCAAAATAAGTAACCATCTTTCCCATAGTAGCGCGAATTGCACGAGAGAATCTGACTTTTTCACCCATTAGCATACTTTTTCTGACACCGAAGAGAAGATCACAAAGGATTACCGCGCATGATACAATCAGCCACGGAATCATATTCTGCAATGACTCGGAAACAAATGCGGTAGCGATTGCCGCAAATCCGCCTGTAGTTGTATGTACTATAGCTTCCTTCATAGCAAACAAGTCAAGTAAACGGTTAGCAATGAAATTAACTCAATCCAGAACATCGATTTGCATGCCGTCAGGTCCCATATAAGGTTTCCGGACCAATTCTTGACTACAAACGTTATCGCGTAGATCAGAAATGCAGCCCATAGCAGCAGCCAATACCACGAATTGCATCCTACCCATATTTGGGAGAATACAAGCGACATCACCGCGCCGGCTATATGAGCTTTCTTGTGTGCTCCTTTAAAATTCGGGGATACTCCCAATACAATCATTCCGACTACAGAAAGAAAGATCAGGAACTGACTGTTTTCTGTACTTGCATCCAATGCGGCCGGAAGCAACAACAAAGACGGGAGAATCATGCATATACCGAACCAATACCTGTTACTCAGAATGTAATAGGTATCGGAAATAGAATAAGGGATACCCTTTGTCTTGTAAATCATCACACCAACATAAGATGCGAAAACCAATAATGATAGTATTGCCAAAATCATAGTTTTATCTGTTTATAATGAAAACTCTAGTTTATTCGGATAACCGGTCTTGTAGTTGTAAGACTCGACTTCCTCTCCCGTCTGCAATCCCCGAACGAAAGCAATATGCTGCTGCGTCACATTATAGCAATCAAGAGCATATAACTCTAATGAGTTCAGCATAAGGAGAGCACTTGAAACAGGTATCGTATACTTTACCGCATCAAACCATAAAACGGTATCCAGTCTTCCGGCCTGCTTCTCAATATTGATTGAGTTAACAAGACCTACGCGGTCCTCTTTGGTAAGCCACATTCTCTTTCCGGAGAGAGTGAATGAATTCACAGCGTCTGACTTGTCATAAGCATTAATATCCGCTATCTTCATCTCTTTTAGTTCATCAAGGGTATACTCATGATCAACCAATACGGGATAGCCGCTTTCGTTCTCCCTTATTTCCTTTCCGGATGACTGACCGTCCAGCAACTCCTGCCAGTATTCTTCCGTTATCTCTACTGAACCTTCTTGTGGCTCATCGTAGAATCCTTGTTTCCAATATTTTGCCATAATATTATTTATTTCCAACGCCCAACGGCTATCCAATAAAAAGGATTAGTTCCCGCGCCAGTACCATTACTATCCCCAACGGTATATCTACTACGTATTCTAAAAAGGTTTGTACCTACCGATATTATAAAACCAGAAACAACATTCATACCGCTGCCCGGTTCGTAGTAGGTAATCACAGGAACATAACTGGTATTATAAAATGATAGTGGTAAATACACATAGGTGTCGTTGCTTGAGCTTGACTTGTATCCCCACTGAATCAATAAACCATTATTAAACTTAGCATATCCGTTCATGCCCAAGGAAAGAGTCATAGCGTTAGACAAGTCTGCCTTTGCCAAGTTGGGAATCATGTTCAGTAATTCTACAACTCTATCTCCTGTAAATCCGCTATTATAATCACTCATGAAACTCTTTTTTAATCACATTAAACGTACTTCCATCTGACAACAAGAAACGTCCTTCAGCAACAGCAAATGCCTGTCTCTTGCCTATTTGGGAGATGGTAGTGGAGACAGATGCCTGTACTCCACTATTAGTTGTCCTAAACACAACAGTCTGCTCCCTGTCGAGTCCTTCGTTGGCAACATCGCTTGACACGCTTGCGGTTCCATTTGAACCGGGAGTGATAACGATGTTGCCTTTTCCTTCTTTCCAAGGAATCTGCATGCTCATTATGCGGCAGTCCAAGAAGTGTTAGACGTAACATTGACGGATACAGCAGATCCACTCTGAGGAATAATAATTTCCGTCGGAGAAACAGACAATGTAGCATCACCGGCAGCCTGTTTGATAGCAATCTGAGCAGCCTGTCCTCCATTCGCTGTTACCTTTAAGGTTCTAACGACCTCTTCGATAGTATCGTTTTTAGGAAATTCCAACTCGATAGAGAAAGGAAATTCCGCAGTAGCCCCCGGGTCACCGGTAATAGTAGCCGCATTGTTAGTCTGAGTTCCATTCGCGCTATACTTTGTAGGCAACGTTACATCTGTTACGCTTCCCGCCCACGCAAACGTCAATTTCGAAGAGTTTGTTTTACCCTCGACGGTCACTGTTCCTGCTGTTTTAGGAGCAGACATCTCAGAACCATTATCAAAGGAAGCAAACTCAGACTTCGGTGACTGAGTTACCTTATAGGTCGAAGGAGTGGATACACCGACACCGGTCACCGTTACTGTTCCTGTACGGGCAGTACGCCCTGTGTGAGCGTCTGCGCTATTTGCAATTGTCCCGTTACCTGATCCGGTAGACGGATTTAACTTTAACCAACTAGGTTTTGCCATAATACAAAATTTAAATAAAACAATTCAATTAACTATATCATTCTTCCTGCACAGCATGCCATACCACATTGGACAACACATCGACATTATCCTCAAAGTTGTTCGAAGGCATCAGCCATATGTAATCAGGGTCAACTTTTAAATAAGCCTGTTTACCAACATCACAGACAACCCCTATCGACACCTTCATGCCCGTTGCCGAAGCGGAAACCTTCATCTCATCCGCTTTGGCCGAGACATTTCCAATGCCCTTGACAGCCTCGATATGTACAGATATGCATCCCATTTTACACTGTCTTTATACCGGTATTCATCTTATCTACCTCTACTCTTGTTCCGCCTTCATAGTCGGAGTCAGGAAGGTAAGCCGTAGTCTCCAGCCAGATTTCCCCCGATCCGATTATCTTTGTGTCTATGTAGCAGGTGTAGCTATTCTCATTGACGCGGATCATCTCAGACTTCTTTATTATCTGTGACGCATTCGAACAGTAATAGACAAAGAAGCGGCATGAGAAGTCTATATCGTCCATCGTCAATCCAGAAGGAAGGTCGATGGAGATGACTGCTTTGATTATCGTTCCTTTTACTCGCATATATGTTATTTTTTTAAGTCTATTTTCATAAGTTATTATATTATGCCGTTTTATTCCTTCCTATAACTACGACCTCAAATGCACTATTAATCCATCCCTGGTCTTTATGAAATGTCTTTACTGTAAAAGTATTGGACTGTTTATCGGATATTATACAAATAGTCCAATTTTCATTTACCCCTGTAGCTATTATAAAATAATCAGTATGATTTAAATCGTGCCGAAAGACATAGTTACCTGTATCCGTCCTGCTGACACTCATATAACACCCATCCCCCCATCTGTTTGATATACCACCTGCTCCTGTGATGCGTCCAGCCCATAACGCTCCCGGAGCATTCCATTTTTCGCCTTTTCTCTGAATAAATTCATGCGATCCAGCGCTTGAAATCGCATTAGATGCTCCATTACCAAGAATACTTAATACGTCTTTACCCGAACCTCCACTAAGACTCACAGCAGATCCTTTGTCATTTCTTACTGAAAGTAGCGCAGCAGCAGGATTTCTCATTCCATACTCATTTATGCGAAGGAAATGAACACCATTCTCTTCAATTAAGATTGATCCATTCTCATTTAGAGAAGAAAGCGCATCACCCTCAATTTTAAAGCCCGCTATTTTCCCACCATCGGCCTCAATAGTTCCTTTGAATATGTACTTCTTAGTTAACGGATCAAGTTCAAAGACTATCTCATTATCAACCAGTGCGAAAATTCCGGTACGCTTTTCTCCGTCAACTGTGATACAATCTCGACCAATAGCAACTCCGGTCAGTTTACCATTGCTATCCTTCGTACCAGAAAACATCTTTGGGGATACGATATACTCCCCGTCAATCTCTGTCTTATTATTATTCCATTGTTCGACCCAAGGGAGTAGATTCGCGTCTTTTCCGTCCTCTCCCGGAATACCAGGTTCACCCGGTTTACCATCCTTCCCGTAATGACCAAAGAGACGATAGTTCTTATACTCTCCCCACTTTCCATCTTGCAGAGTACGCTCACAAGTGTACTCATAAGGATAAGTTTCCGATGCTCCACGAGGATTATCCACCCACCAGAGCACATCTTCCCAGTATGTTTCATTAGTCGGAACAATCCCCGAATGCGCCTGAATAGCTACCTTGTATACATCATTGTATTTTACTATGTTACCTGCCGAATAGAATTTTGAGCTACTGTATTCAGGAGCATCACCAATGTATTCGTTAACATATTCGTTGGATGCCGGAAGGTCAATAACATTACGCTTAGACTTTGCAAGCAGGTAAACCTGCTCCTCGGTCTTGGAGTCCGTTGGGAATATGACAGGTTCGCTCCAGGAAGGAGTTGTTTTACCATCAATCACTGCAGTGGAATACCAACAGGTAGTAGGATCGAGCATACGAAACTTGACTCTGTCCTCGTTACTACTTATGCTGCTGTCTTTCGTGTATACAATTTCAACAAAGTGACTGCCGGCTGTAGGCACTGCAATATCCACCACCGCATTGGTTACTCCACTTCCCTCCCAGGCATGTTCGTTGGAACTGCTATATGATGTATCAAGGGCTTCTACGATACCTTTGTCGTAGTTCTGCTCAGATGATACATCAATCTCTATATGTATCATCTGATTAGCTCTTCTTGTCGTAAACGACACTCTTTGCTTGTATGTCGAGGAATGAGATGTAGGAGATGGAGAGACATAGTAATCACCGTCTTTTGTAAAGTTACCCGAATAAGAGAAGGTAATATCCTCCCGATCCGGAGAAAGGGACCATCCTGCCGGATTTGCACCGGTAGGCGTAGCAGGCTTTCCGAAAGCATACTTATACCGTAGCTCCGTATATTTACCCGGTAATCCCTTGAATCGTATAGGATCACCCCATGTGCCGGAAGAAGCGCTTGAAGCGACCTTCTGAGAAATCCAGACAACATCTTTTGTTGCGTTAGTGTGCCATCCTCCGCTTGTCCCGCTTCCGGTCGGACGGGATGGTTCATCTTCGCTGTCATGGTATGTAATGAAAACACTCAGGCCATCCGTGCCGTCAGTACCATCTGTTCCGTCCTGACCGTCCGCAACCATCAACTCCCAAGCGGCGCCGTTATAGATATAGACGATACCATTACTGGTATTGCGATAAGCCCAGTTTTTTTGAGGATTGGCAGGAGCGCTTGATAAATCCCCTTTCCACGTAATACTGAGCCCGTCTTTACCATCTTCACCATTTATACCGTCAAGCCCCTTCTTCCCGTCTGAGACAACAGCAATCGTTTCGCGGTCGATCAGTACTACTCCCGATGTTTCATTGTAAAGCCGGAACTGTATCTTATCTGTTATCCCGGAGACGGATATTTGCTTATCCGGAGTATAGCTAGTCGCATTTCCTGAGTCTATAATATAATCCATTGAGTAGCCAACTGGCAGAGAGGATACGACAGTAGAAGCTCCGTCGGTCTTCATCACCCGGCAGGATATATTCGAGACATCACTGTTCCCGTCAGCATCTCTCTTTATGATATTGGTCGATGGCTGAAGCGAGTAAATGACCGCGTTCTGACCATTTGTTCCGTCAGTCCCATCCTCTCCATTCTCCCCCGGCTTCACTTTGTTTATCGATAAATGCAGGGTACGTTCATACTGAGAACCTTTGTATGTTACCCGTCCCGTTATGGGTATACGAATTACATCAGCCACCGCAGCAGTAATAGCTGTTACCTTAACTATCCCTGTGCTACGATCAGCCGTTGCTGTCACGCCTGTGATGCTGCCTACAGAAAGAGAATCAAGAGGAAGCTCGGTTGTTCCGTAGAACATAGAGAATGTTGTTGTGACAGGTAAACCGAATACCACCGTCCCGTCCAGAGAGCAAGCTACAGACTGCATTTCATCGTCAAGATCAGCAGAGATGCTTCCTTCTCCGTCAAGACCATTCTTACCATCCTCAGTCATCACATACCATGCGCCATCCTGGTATACGTAGCATTTCTTGTCGGTAGTATTACGATACCAGTATCCGTTCTGAGGATTTGCCGGAGCAGAAGAGAATTCCCCCATAAAAATGAGGCTTGTACCGTCTTTGCCGTCAGTACCATTCGTACCGTCCTGGCCATCTTTACCCGGTTCGCCCTTGAGATTTTCCTTTGTTTCCTCGTCCAGATTATCCCACGTTAAGACCACTCCCTTCATGGAGCACACATATTTTTTTTTCGATGCGTCCCAATACCACGAAATGGCACCTCCGGCTATGTGACCGGATTTATCTGTAGCAAATCGGGCTGATCCGTCTCCAAACTCAGCAGTACCGTCCGGATAGATACAGTAAACGACATGCCCTTTAGAGTCTGTACCTTTGATCATACCATTTTCGCAATAGAAACCCTTAAGCCCGTCTGTTCCGGGAATATCACCGCCCATACGGATTTTCGTACAACCGGCAAAACTCTTGCTGTTGATACCAAACAGAATATCGATTGCAGGCTGTCCACCTTCATCGGCATGCAGATAGATCGCACTCTGACGATTTACATCCTTCGAGTTACCGAACTGGACAATCTCATCACTGACAGCCGGAGTAGTCATACCCGACAATGCCGGATCAACAGCCTCCATGCCGTCTGTGTAACCTATACCGCCGGTGAACTCACTGACAGGTATGACGATTGTATCAACACCGTCAATCTTGCGTATTTCGGCTATCTCGACCCAATAGCCTTTAAGGGTACCATTCGTCCAATCCTGGCACCGGATGAAATCGTGTGCGACAAAAGACATCTCATCCTCTATGGTGACCAGCCAGTTTTGTCCGGACTCATCCAGCGTGGCAGTCTTTATACGACCGCATGCCTGAGTGATACCCAGTGCACCCTTCACCGCGCGGATCTTCTGAATAAGAAGCTCAAAAACGACCATTGTCTCGCGAACAACGAGACTGTCTATCTCCAGTTTCCATTTACCCTTGATATACTCCCACAGCTTCCATCCATGACCGGCAAATCCGGACACGAAGTCTTCGACGTATTCCTTTACGCCGTTCGACAACTTACGTCCTGTCGCTTTCACAGAACAAAGAAATCCGTAGAACTTACCGTTACTTAGTATTGCCATATTATTCTAATTCTTCAATCAATGAATCTTCAACTTCTTCTATCAATTCTCCGCCACGAACTACAAGACCACCGTTAGCACTTAATAGGAAATCGGTACCATCCGGTTGATCCTTTCGTATATATTTTTTCTCTAGCGCTTCACCATCTCCGCCAATTTCTTTTACGTTTCCTTTATCAGTTACAATAATGATTTTAGGATCTTCATCTCTGTTATGTATATATACTTCCCCTTGATTCAATCCTTCTAAATGCCTTGCTTCAGAAGGTGCCAACGGAGGATATACCGGATTGCCATCCTTGTCTATCTCACTTCCATACCATAACTCTTTTGTTACCTTCTTCTTCATTACACTTCAATTTTGTCAGTATTTACAAAAGCTAATTGGGAAGAATCATACTGTAACATCTCCCCCTCTTTGGGATTATTTATATTAAACCCAACAAGATTAATCGCTGACGAACCACCGGGTATACCGCCTAATCCAGAAAGATCATTCTCTCTCTTTTCCAATAAAACCGAACTCCAGAACATTTGGCTATCCTCAGATATTTGAGTCACTTCAGGAACAGAATTTCCCGAACGCACATAAGCAACACCATTTACATAAAAGTCAGAAAGGCATAAAACCTTATTTATAAACTGAATGAACCAATAAGGAATGCCAGAAGAATTGCCACATGACAACGCGAACGTATCATACGGAACTGAATATAATTCTATAATTTCCTGCTTTTGGTTTCGGAATTGCTCATTCTCAACTTTTGCAGAATAACCGTTCGGTTTGAATCCTCCCTCTATTCTGAATTCAAAAAACAACTGATCTTCACCAGGCCAGAAGATATTGTCAAAAGGAGAATTATTATCTTTGTGAGAGCATCTAATAAGACATGTCTCATCCAAAATGAGGCTATCAGAACAGATTGAGAAGGGCTCGCTAACAGCATAGAAATTGCCAGAAGCATCCGCTACCTCAAGTACATATACAGCATCATGAAGTCCTGTTATTGCGGAATAATACATTTTTATCGTATCATTCACCTGATATTCAGAAAAAGAAACGGGTATTTGATTGCCTGATACTAAATTGCGTAAATAAGCCGTAACAGAATGGCTGGGATCATTCGAAAATACCTGGACTAGAATGTTGTCATTTGTATGAAAGCGCTGGGTATAGTCTATATCCTGCTGAAATTTGTTCTTTAATGGAGAAAAGAACAATGGACAGATGTCACCGATTTTAATCATATGGTCTTTTCGTTCTTTTATGGGTTAAGTGCCACTTGACACTGCAATGCAAATATACTAATTATTATAACAATTACAATAACTTATCAGCTTTTTATCTCTTTCACAATTAGAGAATATCTTACCGATTCGGTCTTTCCGACATTAATCTTCATCTCTTTAATATATCCACGTACGGTCTCTCCATTATAATCAAGAGAGATTAATCCAGATAAATTCGAAGGAACATCCACTTCACTTGTCTCAACGTCTACCTCACCTACCGTAAACAAACGATTATCTATAGGAAAATCATCGGTTTCTTTTATTCCCGCAATTGAGACATTGCTATTACCATCAGAAGAAGTAAACTTAAGCATATTTGTGCATGCGCCTATATACGCCTTATTTGCTTCCAGCATAAAACGAGGCGAATATTCTACGTTAAACATTGTATCAGGACTGATCAGGCCCAGCAACTGACTAGGGCTGTACGGACGGTCTAATAACAGATTACCATTCTCTGCCGAAGTTGCATATTGACAACCTACGATAAAAACATCATTATCGCTATCATTATCGGTGGTATCTTCCCCTCGCTTTTGAACCAAAAACTCTATTCCATACGCGTCCGCCCGGTAAGGACTGATGAAAGAAAGAGTATTATCCGTCAGTTTTAATCCTGTTGAGAATTCATTTGTAAACCGAAACTCATCACGTCCATTGATACTGTCATAATCCTGCTTATCATATCCAACTTTTACGGAAGTGTTGACAAGAGAGGAATTGACGCTATATTCATAATCGTTTATCTGATCTGAAAGGTCTTTTACGACATAATTGTCAAACAATGCATATCTATGAATAAAAGTAACGTTGTTCCCTTCTATAACCAGAACATAGCCAAACTCAGCCTCCATAAACTCACAAAATTTCTTGAAGGAAGTGTATAGCTTTGCATTAGGAAGATTTCTTGCACTTTCTGCCGGCATTATAAAACACGAAGAGAGTCGACTCCGGGTAATTCCACCAGGTACATAATTGTATATATCTACGCTATAATCACTGCTATCTGTCATGCTTTCAAGGAGCTTTTCTGCAACAGTGGTCAAAAGAAGGACATCTATATTGACAGGATTGATACGGGATTGGAAATTTACAGATAAAGAGAAGCCTCTCAGATAAGTAGTCCATGTCATTGCCACAGGTCTTACTGAATTGTTTAATTCCAGTTCCATCCTGACAGTATCTCCTTTATGAAGAACTGAAGTTATATTTTCATTAACAAAAGTAGGGGAGTTCCCGGCTATATGTTGAGCCCTCATTTTCTGTTCGAGTGCTCCGTCAGCCCTTTGTATATATAATACAATCTGAGAAGATACAGTTCCATTGCTGGTGCTTCCAATCACATAAAACGAAAATGACAGTTTTATTGTGATATTAATATCAGAAAGCGCTTCTGCAAAGGGCTGCACACCCCCATCACTCGAAAACGGCTCATCTGTAAAAACCAATGGAGAATTCAGCTTCGGGAGTTCGCTATTATCTAGTATATACAAAGGAAAGCCCAACACAATAGGCTTCCCCTCTCCCCCCGGAAGAAGAGGTCCATAATGTTCGATATACTGAAGGTTAGCATCATCTTCTACAGTTGTTCCTCCTGACACATATTTAGCTTCATACTGGAACTTCAGACCGTCATAATAAAGAGATTGAGGCTTTAATTCAGACACCGGATACTCATACTGAATATTTCTCTTAGCTTTAATAATAGCGGCCAGCGTATCATCAATTGCGTTAATAGAGATTGTATATCCATCATCCGAATAAGAGGAAAAATCTAAAGCGCACTGAAATACCTTATCCCAGTTCCAGCTATTGTTTCTTTTATAAAAAGCTATACCGGCACTGGAAGAAAGGTAATTCTTTGAATATTCTTCCTTCAACAAATTATAAGACCGGTTTACAAACTCAAATTTAGTGCTAAAAGAACGAAGTACTCCGTCATAATTACTTCTTTTATAAGCAAGTTCAAAATCATCCCAGTTCTTGAGATCATCCGTTGCTTCGTAGGATATTCCATTTATTAAAATCTGACATCTAAAGTACATAGCTACTTGCGTTTTATTGATTTTACATCGTCACACATACGCTTAACCATAAAGGCATATTCTTTTGCAGTAATCTCATTCTTGCGGATCTGCATTCCAAAATGAGCCATGACCATAACTCTTTCCCTGGCAAAGTAATTTTTATCCATTTTGAAAGATTGCTCTTCCGTCTTTTTGCTGTTATAGCTCTCTATCAGATAACGACTCTGCGACATTATAGCCGATATCCGCTTTCTAATTTTTTCATGTTCAGACGGGAATAGCTGATATCCAAAGGATCTTAAGATATTAACCACTTCATCCCATTCTCCCCGATTTGCCATCAGTTCCGCAATCCTCATACATTCAACTTTTATATGAAGATTGATCAGATTACTCTTTTTCAAGATTTCACCAGAAACAGAAGCTCCACCTACAATTTCGATATATTCAGATATGAGCATTGAGGCCTGTGATTCCAGTTCTTCCTCTGAATGATTGCCGCCTATTATGAGTTTTCTCTTTTCTCCTAAAAAGACGTCAATAAAGATGTCCAGGGGAATTTTGTCTAAATCATTGTATAGCATTATGGGTATTTTAATGTGAGAGGTACATATTAAAAATATCGATATGATAGATATTGACTTGACCATAGTTGGCATCAAATATCTTTTTCACATCATATCCATGTTCGAAAGACAAAGCTTTCAATGCCCGCCAATTTATTTTTCTCCAGTTTAAACCATTCTCTTTTGCGTATCGTTTAATAGAGAACCACTCTTTAGATTCATCCAGTTGTTCTTGTTTCTGTTCCAGCAAGGCTTTTGTATGCTTATTTTCCATTTGAAGCCTCTCTTTCTCTTCTTCCGCCTGAATGACCATAAGCGCAAGCTCTTTACGAGAAAGCTCATGTTTATGCTCTTCACAGGCTATGAAGTACTTTCGAGCTTGTTTGCCGCGTTCGTTATTCTCAATCATAGACAATTCCTTTGCCATGCTGATTGAAATAGCATAATCAATTGACGGGCGCCCACCTTTTGGGTTTTCGCCAAAATTGTTGAAAACCTGATAGTCCTGATTTTCAATAAAATCATAGGCTTTAATCCTATCTTTAATCCAATTGGAAAAATCTCTCTTGCTTTCAAGAAAAGCATGTAGGTCACGTGCGTTAACGGCTCTTTTGCCATTGCTTTCTCTGATAGGAATTAATTCTTTAAAGTTTTCCATAATTCTGTAACGTGCTCCTTCACACGATGATTTATTTATAATGATAAGTTATAATCTACTGTCCAGATAGCGATACTCTGCGGAACGGGCCATCTTTTTCATATATCGAACCATTTTCCGATTTTCTCCATACACGTCCTCAAACCGTCTCTCCAGTCTGCTGTAGTCATTATTTACATTAACTATGACGGGATCTCCTTTGTCACGCCTCATCTTATCAAGCATCATTGCGTCAGAGCGAAGAGCCATTTTTTTGTAATCAACTATATCTGGGATGACCTCAGCATGCTTAGGCATATCAACCAAAGTAGGAACAGATGGGGTGATATAAGCTCCGCTATCCGTAAGAATAACCTCTCGCTTGCCGCCATCACCGACAATAGCCAAACCTCCTGGGTGAGATTTGTCCTTTGTCCCCTTTGCATATTTGGGAATGGGCTGGGCTGCGATCATGGCTATTTGAGCAGCTCCAATAGCAGCTATAATAGCCGCAAATACGGGACCGGCAAAAGGCCCGGCTTGTGCATATGCCTGCATTATTGCCAGAGCTGTGGAAATTGTTGCTTGAGTTATTGAGTTAGCCTTTTGCCATCTAGCTTGTTTCTGTTCCAGTTCCGCTTTTTGCTTGTCCAATTCTTTGTTTTTCCGAGCCGTTGTATCTTCTGCGGCACGCTTTCTAGCCTCACCTTCTTCTTTGGTGATAACTCCACTATTTACCATATCCTCAATACGCTCCTTTTCTTCCTCTGCGGCTTCTTCATTCTTTTCCTGTTCTTTCTCTATTTGTTCGATACGAGCATCAAAGGCAGAAGTCACCATAGAAGTTATTCCATTAAACATTTCCGCATATGCCTCTAGTATCACAGCAGCCCTTTCTCCCGGTTCCATATCATGCCACCATTTAGACAATGAAAAGCTGCCTGTTTCCGTAAATTGTTTGGTCAATTTTCCAACTACACTATAAAAAGACCCGAATATCCCAACTGTTTCGCCCAAGGATTCCTCAGCGGCACTCTTCATATTCGAAAGTGCGTCAGTAAAACCGTCTGCCCACTTTCCTCGATCTTCTACCTCTTTGTCGTATGTTAAATCTTCTATTTCCCCTTTCAGTTTACGTATATCGGCTCTTAAGGACTCGATTTTCTTTCTTATTTCTTCGGATTTCTCGCTGGCCGGATCAAGAACCTTCAATTCCGCTTCTAGTTGTGCTATCAGCAGTTCCAATTGCGCTTCAACAGATTTTTTAGTTATCTCATATGTCTGCTGACGATATTCCCTTTCACTAATTTCCCCTTTACGGTAACTCAACTCTAACGCACGAAGCTGATCTTCTGCACCATTTTTGACCGCATTCGTTTCTCTTGCTGTATTTTTCTCAATCAAACCAGCCTTTTCAAGAGCGCCTTTCACTAAAATATCTTCTTCTTTCTTTTTGTATTTTTCATTAATAGCATTAATATCTTCCCCCGTTGTCTTTGCAGCCTCAACTTCAGATCTTCTCAATATCTCATTAATCTGACGCTGAAGGCTTATTCTTTTCTCTAGATCATCTTGTGAATTAGTAGAAAGAGCATCCAATCTGTTTTGGAGATTAATCTTTTCTTTATCTCGGTTATAAGTATAAATCTTCTTATATAATTCATCCTCCATAGCAATGGCAAGATTCTCTCTTGTCTTCATTTCCTCTTGGGTACCACCCTTAACAGCCGCAATGCGCTGTGTGTAGTTTAAACGGATTTTTGCTAATTCCTTACCCAAACCTTCATCCATCAAGTCTATTTCTGATTGCTGGTATTCTTTTTGGATACGGAGACGTTCCTTGCGTTGCTTTTCAAGTTCCCTCAACTCTTTATCTGTTAAAGTAGTACCTCCACCTCCTTCTTTAGGGGGAGTAATTATAAGCTTCATTTTCTCTATCATTTCATCAAGAGAATCATTATAAGCCTGGGTTTTCGTTATGTCGAATTTTATATTAGCAAAAGATTCAAACGCTTTATTAACTTGCTTTATTTCATCTGTCTCATAGCGAATTGCCTTTGCTATCATGTTTTTAAAGTTTATTCCTAGAAATGTAGTACTTTCCCAATTTTTTAACGATTGAGTATATGCATTTCTTGCATGTTTTAGATTTCTTTCGTCTACAGCAGATATCTCTTTTTGATTTTTTCTGATTTCTTCCAAAGAATCTAAGGTTTCTTTTGCAGCTTGTATTTGTGCCTCCTTTATTGCATTAGCATTTGCAATCTCTTCTTTCACACCTTGATTTAAATATTTCTGCCTGTACTCTTTCCTTAACTCTTCCACTTTTTTCTGGAACTCCAGTTCCTGAATTTCCATTTTAGTTTGCACTTCTTTTTGCGCATCTAATTCAAGTCTCGCCTCCGTTTCCCCTGTCCGCTGTTCTGGTTCTTTTAATAAGTCTGCTATTTGTCTTATTCTAGCCGCTACCCAATCTATAAAACCTTTGGCAGGACCAGTTCCACTACTAAATGATAGCATAAGAGCCTCCCATGCAGATGATAATCCAGCAACTGCACCCTGAACATTGTTGCCCATAGTATTGGCCATGTCATTTAACTCTCCAGTAACACCAGTTATTTGCTCTCTTAAAGGGACTATTTTATCAGCAGCCGTCAAAAAAGCATTGAATGCAGCAACACTACGTTTATCCGTTAACTCCAGCGTGGTATTCAAATCAACGCCTTGTTCTTTCAATTTCTTTAAACCGGCTACCAAATCAGGCAATGTTCTTACTGGCCCTCCAAGAGCTTTAGCTAATTTACCGCTTCCATCTGCCAGGTTTAACAAAATATTTCTAGTCGCAGTAGCAGACATAGAAGCGTCAAATCCTGCATCCGCAAGTTTACCAAGCAAAGCTAAAGTATCTTCTATTTGAAAATTAAAAGCCTTGGCAACCGGACCGACAATAGGCATTGCCGTTTGCAGATAAGAGAAAGATAATGCACTTTTCGTTGTCGCAACTGCCATTGCAGATACATAACGTTCCGTCTCTCTAGTTTCCGCATCAAACATTCTCAATGCCGCACCAGCTAAAGCTGCCGCTTCTGGCAAATCAGCTCCAGTAGCCTGAGCAAATTTTAAGATTCCTTCTGTTGATTGGAGAATCTCCTTTCTAGTAAAACCTAATTTAGCTAATTCTATCTGTAGATTAGTCGCTTCTGATGCGGTATATTTAGTTGTCGCCCCTAATCGTTGAGCATCCAAGGTTAAATCCTTGATCCTATCCGATGTAGTGCCTAAAATAGCGGCTAATTTGCTATTAGCTGCTTCAAAATCAACAATGGATTGGATTCCAGATTTAAATAGTCCTATTAATTTTTGAAAGCCCGATATTATGGCTTGTGCGCCCACCATCCCTTTTATCATTGAGCCGACACCGATTCGTACTTCAGCAAGGCCTGCACTAACATTAGACTTAAGAATACCGCCAAACCCTTTTGCTACAATTCCCAAATTCTTAAATGTACTATTGCCATTCTTTAATTCCACCAATGCGGCCTTTATCTCATTTTTATAAGAGCCAATAGCCATTTTTTGCCTGGTATATGCATCGGAATTGAAACGTATATACTCAGTATTCTTTGCTATCTGCCCATTTAACTGCTGCCTAATTTTATTGTCTTTGTCTTCAGCATCAGTTACCTGAGCAACAGCTATACGTAATAGTTTATTTTGCTCTTTTGCTTCATTAATGGAATGCACCTCTTTATTGGTTAAGGCGATGGCTTCCTCGGTGGTTATTTTAGCTTTCCTTTTCTCTTGGTTAAGCATTCTTTGCTGTTTCAGCCTTTCAGTTTCAGCCTTTTGCGCCTTCAACTCAGCCGCAGCATTTAATTCATTTGCTTTGGCCTCATCTAATATCTGAGCAACATTCCTTTGAGTTTGTTCTTCTATTTTTTTTAGGACGGATTCATGCTCTTTCTGAAGAACAGCCAGTTTATTTTGAGTTACAGCGAGTTCTGCAAGAGTCTTATTATACGTCGCTGACTTATCCGACAGTTCCGAAAGGGTGTTAGGCTTTATAAATGTAATCTTGGCCATCTCGTTGGCCTTTTCCTTGTAATGGTCGTATGTTTCAGTGATTTTTTTCTGAAGATTAGTTAGTTGATCTAAAGCTTTTTGATCTACCAAATCCGTGATTTTTAATTCATTTGCCATAACGTTCGAATTAAGTACCGGGCCACTTGACACGGTTTCCGCACAAATATAGGAAGATTTGAGGAAATTTACAAGCTATTTAGAATGAATAAGAATAAGAGAGAGATGTTGGTAAAAATAAAGGTGAAGTAATGCGAGAAAGCCGCGTCCCTTTATTGGTTCACGGCTCCTCTTTTGAATTTAAAAGCTTTGAATTTATAAAGTAGCAGATTGTAACTCCGCTCCGATATTCTTTATAGTGTCGAGAATCTTCTTTGTTGTTGACTCCCCGGCAGATGATAAAGAGTTCACATACGTATTAAAGCGCTTCTTGTGCTCTAATTTTGCTTGTTCGGTCTTTGCCTTAGCAAAATCATCTTTCCACTTTTTAAGTTCTTCCTTTGCATTCATAGCGATTCGCCTATTTCCTTCACTCGTCATAGTATAGGTTTAACGACTTCAACCCTCATGCCAAGTGCGTTCATAATCCTATAAAAGGTAGCTACGCTTGGTGTCATTACACCTTTTTCAATGCGTGATATATAGGATTTGGTCACATTGATACGTTCCGCAAGCTCGGATTGTGTAACCTTAGCTTCTTTTCTTGCATCAAGCAATATCTGACTAGTATAGAAAGAATATGCTTCTTCGTCAAATTTTGCACGCTCTGCGGTTCCTTCTTTCCCATATTTGCGCTCAAGAACAGCACTATAATCATTTATTTGATGATTGTTTGTCTCCATAATATTCCTCCTTTATTTTTAATGCCTTTTCAATTTCATTATTGGGCGTTTTTTGCGTCTTTTTCTGAAAGCCATTAAAAAGAACAACTATTTTACCTTCGTCAAAGATAAAAAACACCCTGTAAATATTACTATTATATTCCATACGCAATTCATACAATTCATCACGCAGAAATTTTATGAACTTAACCGGTAGTCGATCCTCCGACTCCAATAAAGAGATTATATAATCCAGCTTCTTTATTTCTTTATCCGAAAGCGTGGAAATAAATCTCTCAAAATATCCTCCGTATGTTATTATCTTACGTTTCATGGTACAAAAATAACAAAAGTTTCATTATAGTGTAACTTTTGGGAAATATATTTCAATGCAATATGAAAATTTAACTTTTGGAAAATAAAAAGCCCCGAACCTTAATTGGAACGGGGCGAATCATTAAATATTTCCTTTTAATGCTGAAACTAAACTATCTGCAGTAGAATTTTGATTTTCTTCTATATTAGCATTCGCTGATCCTTCATCTTTTGAATTTATAGCTTCGTCTATTATATTTCTTATTTTGTTATTACTATCATCATCAATATCCTCTTTGTATATGATTGAATTCATTTTTTTATCAAACACATAAATATAATTCCCTAAGTCAAAATTACCGCCTTTATTTTTGCATCTGAATTTATGAGATGCCTTCCATCCATAAAATTCTGGTTTAAAATTTGAAGATATAATTTTTATAGAGTCCATATAATTATTCACAACCTCCATATATCGTTTTGTCTTATCAAGGCGCTCGCCATAATTTTTAAGCGCTTCATTATACTTACTCCTACCTAAGGACGAATAACTATCACTCCATATTTCCATAGTATTTCGATCGTCTTTGATTTTATCAAGATTCTCCTCTACATCATCAAGAAAAGCTCTTGCAATATAAGCATATGATTTTATAATAGAATCTGTGTAAATAGATGTAAATGCACTATCTATTTTCGTTTCGATCGGCTCATAACTCTCAAAGTCATAAAGAGTCTTAAACATTTCCTGCTTGATAAGTTCTGCGACTTTTTCTTCACGGGACTGACAGCTACACAGTAGTAAGAATACAAAAAGGAATGATAAAATCTTTCTCATAATTATGCATTTTTTAAAATTAATAGTTTTTCATTTCACCAAGGTTTATACCAAATACAACTCCCAATCCTACTCCCATATATTTATTATAATAGGATTCTACTCCTATCATCCAGCTTTTCATGATAAAATCATATTCCAGTCCTATTTGGTAATTTATCCCTGTTTTTTTTGATTTCTCATAACTTACAAGGTTATACTCATCTGATACATATTCAAAATTATATTTTTCATATCTTTGCCATATTTCTTGATCAGCTCCATATCCAACTCCCGCCGATATATACAGGGGTATTTTTTTCAAAACTCTAAATGTGGGACCGACTACAATACTCCATTTATTGTTTTTGTCTTTTTCGTTAGATATAACTTCTGTATTGTAATTATAATCAATACCGGTTTCAAAACTACGTTCAGGGCCAAATCCTCCATAGTTGACAAATATTCCCCATGTTTTCTTCATAGCCATAGACATATTGAATGCCGAGCCTTGCGAACAAGAATATCCAATTTGATATATAAAAGAGAAATCTCCGTTTTTCTCAGTTTGAGAAAATGACAATATAGGAAATAAAAATAATATAAAACTAAATAGTATTTTTTTCATATCCGTGTGTTTGTTATATATTATCCGATTTCCTTATGTTACAATTTTTACATAATATCTGAAGATTCCTAAATGTTGTAGCGCCACCTTTTGATATTGGAATAATATGATCGAACTCCAAATTATCACGACTTCCGCAAATACAACACTTTCCACCATCTCTATTCCAAACGGCATTAGCTATATCCATAGGAATTGTAGTTCTATTCCCATCCTTTTTTGTATAAGCATTAAAAACCTTTCCTTCCTCTATTAGTTCATCCAAAACCTGTCGTTCAAGAATTTTTTTTCTCTCTTTTTTATAAACATTTTCTTTTATCTCTTTCTTCTCTAAATCTTCTATTATTCGGTCTTTCATTTCCATTGAATACTTCTTTATCCGGCATATTTCCTCTTTATATCCAATCATCTTATTATTGTTAAACTCAAATATGCCAGATACTGGGCTTTTAATAATAGTGCGCCCATCCATATTGTACCCAAAAGCGTTATCGGCCTTTAAGCTAATCAAAGCATCTCCTTCGTTTATCCAATTATAGTTTCCTTTAGTCTTGTCGAATTCCCTATGAAATGATACCGTATCTTCTTTTTCTAGAGAAATCATCCTATAATAATCATCATCTTCTACTATTTCATATTTTATAAGCAAATCCTCTCTACGACGCTTTATTGTTTCACTCCATCCCCCTCTCTCCTTCAACACCCGTTGGAAGGTGTTTAGCTCTTCGGAAACTTCCTTGAGTTCTTCTTGCGAGTTCTTTAATTCTTCCCTATTCCGTTCCAATTCACTTTTCAATCTTTTTATTAAATCATTCTTATTGTAAATTTCTTGTTTTAAGCTTTCAATACTGACCTTCTTCGAATTAGATATATTATCTACGTCAATAGAGAAATAAAAATCGGGATAAGAATCTTCATATATTATTCTACTAATTCTTTTAGACTGAAACATCACCAAAAAACGTACCTTAACTTTAGGAGGCAACAAATAATGCCCAACGTTATAAAATTTACTTTTTGCATAATACTCACAATCAAAATCGCAACCCTTATAAGAGAAGCCATCGTTATCTATAGCAGTAAATTTATTGTATTCTATATCAAGATTCTCATCAGATGTATTTTGAACAATAAGATATACATGAGATAAACTTACTCCCGCAGCGTTTCTTGTACCCAAATTAAGGTATCCTATTTTACCACAGTCATTACTATTCTCGCATTTTTCAACGCATTCGAGCTGCTTATTTTCTTCTATAGACACAATCTCAATATGCATATTCTTATTCTCGATGCCCATGTCAGTGTTTAAATTAAATTTCTTTTTTGCAAAAGAATATATAAACATAGAAAAATGCAAATCTTATTCTAATAATTTGAATCTAGAGCCACATTTTGGACAGATTATAGTGTTTTCTTCTTCTTTTTTACACTCAAATAAATCCACTATATCAACCTCAAGTGCTTCGGCTATTTTAGATAACGTTTCCAATGTTGGATTTCCTCTAAGGGAGCGTGAAAGACTAATTTCTGCAACTCCCATTTGCTCCGCTAATCTCTTTTGCGTTATACCTTTCTCTTGCATAACTTCTTTAATTCGTAATTCTTGCATATACATATATATGATATAGAGGTAGCTCTAAATAAAAGAATGGATTATTCTACTTTTATATGGATTTCTTCACCGCAATGAGGACAGATAATAGTATTATTTTCTTTTTTCTCTTCCCCTATTAGGTCAGTTATAGATACATTAAGAGCACCGGCTATTTTTATAAGGTTATCCAGAGATGGTGACGATTTACCGGTTACGATATTACTCACTGCAACCTTTGAGATGCCTACTTTGTCAGCGAGACACGCAGATGTGATGCTCCGCTCGCTCATTATTTCTTTTATTTTTAATGCCATAAACTAAACTTTATTTTGATTACTCTGCAAAGTAATGCAAACTTTATCATAAAACCTAATGTTGATAAAGTCTGCTTTGTTAAATAATACTAACTAATAAACTAAACTTTATCAAAACTGTTGTTTTTAATAAAGTTCTCTTTATCTTTGTGACATCAAAAAAGGGAATAAAGTAAATAACAACTAAGAATACATATATTAATTATTAACTATAAAAACTATCAAAATGAAGAAAGAACAAGTAACACCGAGAATGCCGGTATCCGCTCCTAGAGAAGCATCATCAATGATTGTTGATACAAGAATGCAGACTATTTTAGAGAGTCTATATGATGCTAAAAACCTGTTCAATGAAGTTTATACGCAGATAAAGTTTGAAGGAGACATTGCCTCTAAAAATGTTACGGAAGACTTTATGACCAACATAGATAATGCAATCTCAAACGCATCATATATGGCTGCTCAAAAGATTGAATTTGATCTGAAGGTATTATATGAGAACAAGAAGAAAACAGGAGAGTATCATAAAAACTAAGTATGCAATTATGAAACCATTAACAAAGTCCAGTTCAAACGAAGAGATTAAAGCGTATTTTAAGGCTATCTTAGGTTTAGCGAAAGCAAGCGAGAAATATCCGGTTAATTTGGATGAAGTGTGGATGTTGGTATATGGAAGAAAATCAGATGCATCGGAAGCTTTGAGACGCGATTTTATCGAAAATGAAGATTTTGTTACCGTGCGGCAAAATCCGCAAGGCGGTAAATTTACGTCAATTGATTACCTTTTAACAGTCCCATGCCTCGAATACTTCATCGCACGCAAAATCCGACCCGTATTCGAAGTATACCGACAGGTATTTCATAAAGTAGCAGATACGCCGGTATATCTTATTCCACAGACGTATTCTGAAGCTCTTCTTTTGGCTGCCAATCAAGCAAGAGAGATTGAACAGTTGAATTTAGAGAAAAAGAAACTTGCCTCCGAGAATGAACGGAATCGGCCAAAAGTACAATTCGCAGACTGTATCATGCAAGCTTCAACTTGCATATCCGTTGCAGAGATGGCAAATATACTGAAGCAGAACGGGCTGTTCCATAAAGGACAGAACGCACTATATGGATACTTAAGATATAACGGATATCTGTTGCAAAGGGGAATACGACGAAATCTTCCTTCACAGAAGGCTATAGACAAAGGAGTAATGAGAATCGCGGAGAGGCCTTATATCACCGATGGACAGGTGGGGTTCAATCGAATAACCGTGATTACCCCTTATGGGCAGAAATTCTTTCTACAGCTATTCAGGAGTATAAAGGAGAGCGACGATAATACAATGACATTGTTTTAATAAACCATAAAAGAAATTAGTTATGAATGAAGTAGACTTACGTAAATACATAGATCGCATCACTGAGGCCGTCGTTATACTAACTAAAAGAATTGAGGTCCTAGAAAAAACAGAATGCGTCAAATTCAAGAACGAATACCGGAAGTAATTCGTGCAAGATTATACCTATGAGAATTGAGAAAAGAAACTAGTAGGAGGTAGAATTATGGATGTACCCGCTAAATATATCATCAAGATAGATAATATGTACCTATCAGAGCTTACGTTTCTGTGGGTATATCATGGACAACCTTGCGATCTATTGTTTCAGAAACCTAGAACAATAGGATGCACAGGAATATGGGTAGTGGTCGATAACGAGAATACAAAAACATTTTTAGAACGCGCAAAGGAGAAAACCGGATGCGAGTTAATTAAAGCAAATTAAATACGATAATGAATATACATCAAACATCACCCCGACCAGATTGCACTCATTTTGCCAAATGCGGCGAACGGTCTATAGCCTATTGTCGAAGATACGGCGAAAAGGAATGTGCATCCTGTAATTTAGTGAAGCGAAAGCCCAGGAACCGAGTTATAACAGACGGAGTAGAATTAAAACTATGTACTCATTGCGGGAAAACCCTTCCGTTGCACCGGTTTTATAACCGGACAGTATATCGGAACGGTAAGAGCTATCATTTGAAAACTTCGTGGTGCCGGATATGTGTGTCCGACAGCCAGCGAATGAGAAATGAAAGGAAGGTCGGGATTAATCATACATAATAGGTCGGGGATTTCGGTCCGGCACTGAAGTTGACGCCAATCGACAGGGAAGGGTAGCTTTGTGGCTACCCTTTTTATTAATTAAACCTACTTCTTCTGAGAAAAACTATCAACCACCCTCATTTCTTTAAAATTCATAGATAATAGACATCCTACATCCCTGTAGACAGACATAAGCCTTCCGTTATTATCTTTGAATTTATCAAGAGACTTCAACTCTTCGATTATCGACTGAATGCTAATACAAGCAAACAATATGACAATAGCCAATTCTTCCGCATTACTTTTATTAGAAACTTTCAAAAGAGCTTTATCAGCAAAAGACATTTCAACCATCTTACCTTTTTCATCTTCTCTGTACACAGGAATCTCCTGACCTGTTATCTTTGCGACAATATCAGTTATAGACATCTCACCCTGAGTCTGAAGGGCCGCTAGCAACCCGTCCAGGTGCTCTGGCTTTGTCTCTTGCACAATATCCCGCCAGTCATTCTGAATCAAATCACCGATAATCGTATAGTGTTCCAGATCTTTATTGGAAAGATTCACTATCCGGATATTGCCATTGTCGTCATAATCCTCATCCTCCCCGCCGTATTCTTTGATTGATTCTATTCGCTTATATGAGGCATAATACTTCCAACTGCCCTCAAATTCCTTTAAATATTTATCTATAGCAGCCTGCCAGCCATGTAGTTTTGATATGACTCCATGCAAATACATTTCCCACAAACAAGATTCATAAAACAAATCAATACAATGTTGATCTGCATCCTCTGACATTCTTTCAAATGTAGACGGAGATGTAATCATCCTTACAATACCCAGTTTTCTCAATGCTTCGTTAAAACAACGCGCTAAATTACTATCATCGTCTATTTTATGCAACAGCTCATAGAATGAAAATTTTCCCATAATTATTTCTCCATTTTAATTTGTACAATTCTTATGCGCTAAACATCAACCGAAATGTCTCTTTCCCTTTTGGAGTAATAAGCAACTGCGTTCCGGTATGTCCATTATGTTCATAATCTTTTAATTCAAACAAAGATGGAGTATGATCAGCATAAGGCTTCAATCTACGCTTTGTATCACGGTAGACATATTTGTTCTCTAACAGCAAAGAGATGAATTTATTTTGAGGTATTTTTAACTCTTTTGCCGTATCGCGCAGATTAGTCAGCAACTTCCTATCTACCAGCCTGTCGAAATAATCCGCCTTGGGTTTCATAGTCGTATTTTCTAATGCTAAACGCTCTTTCTCTTCGACAACTACAACCAGTTCTTTGAGAGCTTCAAGGTAAGTTTTAGGCAATGATGGCTTGACGGAGTAACTTCCGGTCTGCATCACAGAAGGAACAATATCATCAAATATCCAACTTTCAAATTCATCGGCTTTTGGCATTTGACTTTTGGCTGTTAAACGATAAATGTTTCCTTCACTGATAAACTTCATGTTCTTCATTTGTATAGCCGGAGTCCCATCGGCTCTTAAACCTGTTTGTACCCCTACTTCCCGAATCGTTATGGAGGCTGGCTTACAGTGGTCTATAATTGCTTTTGATGGATTTGCATACTGTAAAGAAGAAGCAATATCCATTCCACAGAACCAAGTCTTACCGTTTTCTACAAACATGCGAACCTTTCCAAATAAAGGATGCTCATAAACATGGACTTCGTTTGTTTCTTTTGCTTTTAAGGCGATTGATGCCAAGTCATCATTGAAAATCTGAATATCATTCATACAATTTTCGCAGTGTGCCCTTTCACACACGGGAATACAAAAAACAGCGCCGAACGCTTGAGGATCTTTCGGCACTGTTCATATATTCCCAACTCTATGGAAATACTTAATATCTTATCTGCGCTCCCCCAAGCTGCATCGCACTGCAAATATAATAAGTTTTTGCTATTCGACAAACAATTATTTTGTTTTTTTGCAGCAGCATATATTTGTTCTATATTTCCTGTTGTTTTTGTATAATACCCGTAATTTTTCTGACCACATAACACAAATTCTGTTCTTTTTGTCGTATTACGGATATACATACTCAATAAAAGTGCCGGCATAATCCTCTCCGTCTTTGACAAAATAATATGTACCATCCGGCTTTTCTATTAGGACAAACACAGATTGTTCCATTTTAGCAGCCTTTCTTGCGATTTCCCGCATTTTCTCTATAGAAGCAAGCCGTTTATTGCCTTGACACCAACAACTCATAATACACCAAATCCTGAGAAGTATTCTTTTAACGCAGGACTTAGGACGTACTCAACAAAATAACTTCTGGATCTTTGACCGAGACCGAAGATAATACTTCCATATTTTCTCTCTATATCTTTACCCATTGTAGTATCACTCCCGATCTTCAACCCCTCAGATGAAACATTCACGCGAATCGAACTATAGAATTCACCGGTAATAATCAAGTTAGGTGTATAAATATCCCTGGGAGGATAACCTTGGAAAGAAGGCGTAGGAGGATGCTCCTCTTTTTTCCACATCGCATAGCCCCTGCCGTTGTTTTTCCATCCACCAGCCTCATCACCCTTGAACCACGGATCATACAAATAGGTAGGACGAAGCGGCTTATCTCTTCCGTTTACACCGGAATACAACTGATCAATGACGAGGTCATACACATCACCGCGGCTCTCCTCCATCGTTTTACGGAGCATTCCGTCGAAGCCATCCACGAGGATCGCAAAACCATCAACTAAATCCTTTATTGTACCCATAGAATAAAAAGGGAGGCATTTCACCTCCCCGAATTATGAACAAAAAATTTAAATATCCCCTAAAGGAGATCTGACACCAACAATCCTGTCATATATATCAGAGAGGATATTTTCTCTTTCAGTTTCTGTTCTATCAAGAAAGAAAGAAGTCTTATGTTTATTGATGAATTCTTTTTTCTTCATTTTCTTAACTTCTTCATCGACAAAGTTAACTCCTTCTACTTTCATTCTACCCACTGTTCAATGCCGACAACACCATTTTCCTGAAGAATCTTCGGAGATTTCAGGGAAACCGCACCCGAAGCAGTTATCGTAAGAACACCATTTGCATAAGTAACGGCAGTTGCACCATTAAAGCAAGTAGAAGCACCTTCGCTTAATGCCGGCCCAAAGAAAGATGTGACATCAAGATTACCGAAATGTTCTTTCAGCTTATAATTGTTTTCTCCGGAATCTATTTTTACCAATTCGACATAAACAAGCCCTGTCAAAGCTTCTACTACGTCAAACTTATACACCCGGTAATCGGCGTTCTTCACGTACTTTTCATAGTCCTTGAACATTGTACCGATAGTCAGGTTTGCCTCCGTTCCGGAAGAATCCCAGTCCTGACCGCCCGGATAAACTCCGGACAAGGGAATTCCCGCCAGCTCCTCGGTGCCATCATTCATTCCATACACAACGTTATTCTCGTCCACGAAATAGGCATCAAAAGCAACTCCTTTTGCGGCCATGATATTAGCCTTCAGACTTGAATCGAAATCCTCCAGCGTCCATACGTCATCTTTCGCTGAGTAGGATGTAACCTTGTTAGGCCCATATCCTGTAGCACCTTTGTTGGCCTCTCCACCAGACGGAGCATATTCAACAATCGTCTTGATCGGAAAGATACGAGCCGGTCTGTCATCGTGACACGCAGCCTGCAACGCCTCAGCGGTTACATTCTTAGGAAGTTTATATCCGTGCATTGCCAAGATGATGGCTTTTACCTTTCCCGGATCAAGTATACATTTTGAAGTACCGGTATTAAACTGAGCAACACCGGCGCATTCTCTAAATTCTGTCGCCATAACATTTAATATTTTTGATTGTTATTCTTAAATCTTTTATTTCTATTACATCAATAAAATCTCTGAATGGTTTACCATTAGCCTCTACTCCTTTTCTTCCGTAGCGATAATTCTCTTCGTAGTAATGAGGAATGCTATTATTATACTTATGCACCAGGTCAGGAGACTTATCGATACTTTTAATAAACGCATCATAAATAGGGCGAAGCGCCCCTTCGAAGGAGACCTTTTCCCGTTCTTCATTCGTATAATCCTTTAAGGTGTCTACCATGATAGCCAGTTCAAGAGTCGTTGTACGATCCTTTCCTGTACGATCCTCGGTATATGGAGAATAAAGACAGATAATAGGAAATCTTAATTTACTCATTTTAGGCGATTCAGCCCATTCGGTAAGTATACCGGCAATATAATCCCAATCACCAAACATATAGGAAATATTCTTGCCATAAATCCCGGATGTGGAAGAGACTATATCTCTGAATATATTATTGATTGACTTCATATGCCCATTGTATTTATTTCTTCCAACATACTCTTATCAAACTCAAAACCATCATAACCTTTATTACCACACAGATAACGGAATAAAGATTCATTCATCTCTACCATGTCATTCCATGCTGACACAAGGAGATTATTCGGATTAGCGCGATCCTCCGTTGAACCATATACGGTCCCTGTCGGAGTCTGCTTTACTCCACATCTTCTAACATAATGAAAATATACATAGTTAGCAAGCGGACTATACCCCTTTTCAGAAAGCTTCTCTTTAAGGGTATCCCATTTTTCGATTTTATCTTCGGCGGAATGAGAAGAAAGGTAATCCCAGAATTGACGGCTCATATCCTCACCCAGAACAAGCTGAAGATATTGTCTTTCATATCGGTCTATATATGATTGTAAGTTATCCCTCTCCGCAATACGAGTCGGAGAATCTGAATCTATATCCCAAATGATGCCAAGACTCAACATTCCAGTGAAATATGAACCGTCAATAATCATGAGTTAGTCTTTTTACGTTTTGTGAAAAGTTCTTCGCACCCTAATGCCTTAGCATCGTTTAGCAATTCGCTAGTCGCTTCAATTTTCCCTTCTGCATAAAACTTGCTGGCAAGAGGCATACCTACCATAACTTCCTCTCCAGTTTTATACATTGTACCATCCTTGATAAACGTTACCTTGTAACGCTTTGTCAAATTCATGTTATATTCTTTTCCCATATGTTAATCAACTGATTTTGTAATACCTTCAATTACAGTATTAAACTTATCTTTTACAAAAGCTGTTTTATACTGAGACTTGATATAGCACATCAATCTCTTTTCAGCAAGCACTGTTACGATATTCTTTCTGAAATCGTCATTTTCCCAGCCTAGTGAGATTGACAGATTCCATAAGTCACGGATGTTCAAATAAGAGAAATCTCCCATGATGAAATCGCCTTGTTTCACCGCGGTAGTAGTCTCAACTCTTAATCCCTGGATCAACTCATCGTTGTATCGGAATGGTCTCAAATACTGCCCATTAGCATCTTTCGTCAACTGCATTGAAGCGTAATCCAAAGGATTCATCAATACCAGGTTAGGGCGATAAGCCATTTCGCTAGTAGAAACGATTTGAGAATAAGCCGCTACAAGGGCATCAAACATATTTGCCTTGTCAATATAGAAGTTTGTCAAAGAGAAAGCTGGCATGTCTGCGGCTACCCCTTTAATTTCTCCAGACGATCCAGATCCTGTCAAGATCCCCTGTTCTTCTTTTATGCCAAGTTTATTCACCATTTCTGTTTGCACCTCATTCACAAAGCTTGGGAAGTCAGAAAGAGTTTCTTCTGTAAATTTAGCAGCAATAGCAACTTTGGCAGCTGTAACGGTTTTTTCCGCAAGAGTTGCATCCATCAACGGCTTTAGCCCACCTTCAGGAACCCATGCGGCATCACCATCCTTGCTAACGTATTCCGCATAAATAAGCGACCTGCTATTAGTCCCGGAAACACTTGCGTAATTACGAATTACAGTCTGAGATCTTGGATTTACAGATAAATTCGGATCAACCTCAACACCGTAATGAGGAGCCAGAGAACCAGAAGATATAACTGCGGCATCTTTTGTATTTACTACCAGATTCAACTCTAGCTTATTGCCAGGAGATGCTTTACATGCAGATTTCAAATCAACTGTAGAACAACCGGTTTGATTTTCGGTGATATAAGCTTTTAATTGTTCCCGAAGTTGGTCTTCAATGGATTTTAACTTATATGTTCCTCCTTTTGTTTTTTCAGTAGCCGCCTTAATGCGTACAATAGTTTCCTCAAAGGATTTCAAACGCTCGTTGATAGATTCACTGTCTGCAAATCCCTTGACCTCTTTTTTCAACTCTTCAATAGACTGAGTTGCATTTTCAATTGACTCTTTCATAGACTTAGAATCAATTTCGTCTTTCATAAACTGCTTAAAAAGGGCTTCCATATAACCATCAAGTCCTTTAGAGAACACATCGAAAACTTTAGATTCGTCTTCCGACAATCCTTTAGTATCAAGGTAGTCTTTAAACTCAATCTTTTTCGCTTCTTTTCCCATACTTACTTTAATTTTAAATTTTTGAACATTGATTTTACCTTATTGCCGTGCATATCGGCTTTCTGTCCTTCAAGTGATGATTCTTTTCGATTCTCCGGCTTGAAAGATGAAAGTGATATTACCTTTGATATAATTCTCTGCATCTTCTGCTGCTTGGGTGCGGACAGCCCTGAGCACACTTCAGATATTTCGGCATTTAATTTCTCATAAGCTTTTTCAGCATCTTCTATAGATTTTAATCCTAAATATTCTGTTTCTCCATTGCACCCAATAGAGACAACAGATATCTCATAAAGATAGACCTCTTTGACAATATACGCATCTTTCTCAGCGTCATACATGCATTTCTCATGCACATATTGATACCCAATGGAAAATTGATTTAATGTACCTGACTCAAGCTGCTTTATAGTCTGATTACCACGCGGGACATCATCAATTACCGCTTCAAAATAGAGCCCCTTGTCATCCTCATTCAAGACAGTAAATCTCCCAATCGGTTCTTCCATGTCATGCATCCACAACATGATTATCTTGTCATTTGCCGCGCTTTCCGGTCCCCGGTCCTGAATACTTTTTGAGAAGCACCCTTTTATCAGGATATCACCTGCTTTATCTTTATTGCCAAATACAGATGCGTACCCGCTGATCGTCCGACTTTCACCGTCATAGTTGACACCTTTTGAATAAATTGAGAATGTCTTATACTGCATCCCCAGCCTACCCTTATATTTATTAGCTTTATCCATTTTCAATAGAGTTATTTATTTTTAATTCACCTTTGGGGTTATCAGGATCAATGTCAATGAACTTTGCCAGTTCATATCGAGCCTCATCGTGAGTTATATGCCCCTCCTTAACCAATTGAATCAAAGCGGAAGACATCTTCTGAAAAGCTGAAGAGGATGCACTCTTGTCTTTCTGAAGGCAATCGATATGAGTATAGTCCAACTTTATATAAACCCCGATATCACACAAGGCCTTTGTTAGCGCCTCAGAAACCTTCTCAGAGTCAGGGATAATAAGACCTTGATAGGCTGATTTCTCCGCAATGTTTTTATTGTCATATTTTGACTCATCAAAAAGACTATAATCAACACCTATAGCATTGCATATTTTCCTACTACAGCGCGCATCCTCCTCGTGAAGTTTCAATTGAGCCGCGTCATAATTGAGAGGAATCCAGCCTAATTTAATCCTCGAGGTAAGGATTGGGAATTTATTAAGAATACCGTATTTCTCCTTTAATCTGGTTTCCAAGGATTCTTTTTCCGTAGAAGACATTACAATATTCCCCATATCGTCTGTATAATCCGAGTATATAATACCTTTTGGACCACCATTGACTATCAGCTGATGGCTTGCAGACATGGCTGCAAGCCAGTTATTTATCGGAATAGACAAAGAATCTGTTACTGAATCAAATTCTATATCCGTACCATTCCCAGATACGCGAACAGAACTGTCGTATATAACGAAATAATCCTCTTCAGAAAGACTATCCCTCATCCCATTCCACTCCAGATAAACCGCGGATACAATCTCTCCTATTTTATACTGACGGAATAATTTACCCGAAGAAACCATGTGGAAAATAGGAGCAGGAATGACATACATCGCTAGGGGGAGAGATGTTTTTGTCGCACGAATCGTAAAAACAGGGCAATACCCAAAAATCTTCAGAGACATCTCTATCTCCTTTAAAAATCCAGAACACGTCTGAAGCGGATTAGGGTTATCCAGCAATTCTCTTATCTCATTATATCCATCTTGTTCATTTCCTTCGGAGTCAGTTACATAAATACGCCCGTTGGCGAACATGGAACCAACCTTGTTTATGACGGTAGAAAATGGGGTACATACCCGAAAAGAGTCCAATTTATCCTTGTCATTAGATAGATCATAATCAAATTTAGCATAGCCGGAAGAGTTTAAGAAATTAGACAGATACCAGAAATTGCCATCCTTATCTTGCTCGACAGCTCTTACAGTATCCTTCATGGAAGGAGTAGATATACCCCTGATTGCTTTAAACCAATTTCCTATATTAGACATAAAAAGAATGATTATCTGACCTAGATAACCATTCCCCGCGCGTTGATAGTCATTACGAACAATACGCCTAATTACATATATGTATTATAGTCCTTACGACGTATAGGGTTTCGTGCAGCTTCACACGAAGGGACTGGCATCCTCACTGCAAATATATATATTATTTTAATTTAGACCAAATTAAAATATTAAAATTTTAATCCTTTATCCTTGAAACATATGAGCATATCGCACTAAGCGCATTAATAGCCGACTTTTCCTCTGAAGGATATCCCAAAATGTCATACAGGAAGCTATTGTAAGCCTCATCACTTTCGTCTTCCCGGAAGCGGACATTCTCCTTTATATACAGAATGTTGCTATTTATACGGTCCTCTATATTAGCATTATCCTTCAATGCCCATGTATCATAATTATCCCTAAGCCTCAACATAAAACGGGCATATTGCTTACCGCATTCAATAACCACCTTGTCGGGAGAATATTCATTCACCCTGTCTATTACAGCTTGCTCATCAAACCTCTCCAGGTAAAGCACACCTTGCAGGAAAATGTAACGATTAAGAACAAAACAGGCTACAACACATTTACCAACACTATCAGGGATAATGTAGCAGACTTTTCTTCCTTCAATTTTTGCATTCATATTATAGTAAATTAAATCATCATCTTTCACATCGCTACGTTTACGACGAAGCGAGAAGTCGTTATATTCACGTCTAAATACAACATACATAAAATAACGCATGCAATCGGTTAAATGACCATATTTCTCGTATGTCTGACCAGTCTTCTTATCCTTCTCCCTTAGTTTAAGAATCGTTCCGTCTACATCCTTTTTGGTATTATTATAATCAACGATAGACTGTTTGCAATCTTCATCTACAACGAATGATATGTCACTATAATAATCTCCGAGGATTGCATTGACAAATTCACCCGTCATAGAAACCGAAGGATTAGACTTCTCGATCATCTCTCTTACAACATAGGATTTGCTTATCCCCGCGATGAACTTATCGAAGAAAGACTGCTTATTCTCGTCAATTGTATTTCCCTTCCGGGTAGTCGCGTCACCAAGCACGTATACAACATCCCTATACCCCAAGCTCTCTAAGTAATATTTCGCCATTTCAGAAGCCTTGGTGACTGAATTAAAAGGATCTTTAGCGCATATCTCATGAATCTGACATGACCTGCGGACAGACACGCCTTGATGTTCCTCTTTCTTTAGCTGGAAGAATGAAACTGAAATATAAGGCAACAGGTTGTCATCTATTGAAATATAAACAGGGAATGCAGAATCATACTTCTCAGGTCTGACATGACGATTAATATCAAAGGCATGAAGATATTCTCCACCGGTCTTGATGCTACCCCATTCACCAAGCGCATAGATCCTATAGAAATTATAGTTATGAATTCTATACCACTCGTAGTTAGCAATCGTCTGCCGGTCATAATACCCATATAAACCGTCAGGAGACCCCACCACCCAGAAATTATTCAGATACGTTGAATGAAGCTCCACGGTATCCGGATTATAAACCTCTTTCTTGCCATTTACCGGATTTATAATCTCTTTTGGGAAATTATATCTTTTATTCTTTATCGTACTGTATGAAGAAGAAAGCTCCATTCCCGTAACCGCATCCTTAACCCTTCCAGCAGGAAGAGAATTAGCCACATCATGCCATTCCTGTACATCCGTCAAAGCTGTCTTTATCCACAAATCTTCCGATGTAGGATTAAAGTTTAGGATAATCTGAAGTCCCTCCTTGCCACGCAAACGGAAAGTTATCTGGATAAAATCTTCATGCTCAAATTCACTAGCCTCCTCAAGAAGAATACGCTTATAGTTAGCGATCGACTTGATTTTCTCCGGATCATCAAGACCGGAAAAATCAATTCTCAGCCCATTTACGCAACGAATAGAATTCTCTATCGGAATAAAGAAATCGCCAATTTTCAGCCTTTTAATCTGCTCCTTAAACTCCTCATAAACGGTATTCTTTATAGAAACACCAGTTTTTCTGAGCACAAGAATATTCCCTTCGCCGGCCAACACGGTAAGAAGAAGAGCCTGGGCGGTAGAAACCGACTTGCCAGAGGAAGAACCTCCCTTATTGATTATATAACGAAGGTCTGTATTAGCAAAAGCCTCACGCAAATGCCAGAATAACGGATTAAAAAGCTTATACGAATAGACAATCTCAGCCATATCAGTCACCGACAATTATTCGCAAATCTGTTTTCATTTCTCCAGGGCGCTCATAACCCATCATCTTATTAATCACTTCGAGAGCTCTCACCTTGTCATACAACTCAATCTTTACCATTTCTACATCTACAGTTTCCGGATTATCACTTGTACCAACATTCTTTTTCATAATCTTGGTAGATATGCTCTTAATACACGCTTTTTGGTCATCTGTAATCTTTTCAAAATCTTTACGTTCAATCCATGTGTTATGGAAATGTGCGATAGTAGAAAAGCCAATTTTACCCAACTCCTCCAAGACTCTCTCTTTAGTAATTGCTGTCTTCTTTTTTAATTCTAATTGCAATTCTTCTACCCTTATCCTAATCTTATCCTTTTTTAGAAGTTGAGAAGCTTTCACGTTTATTGTTTCTGGCTTCATATTCAAGCAGTTATAAGAATTTCTATAAGCATCGGAAGCGTTGCCGCATTCTAAGTATGAATTGCAAAATTTTTCTTGTTTGACTGACAGTTTCATGGTCTTTTCGTTGGATTAGCTACATGCCACTTGACATGTAGCACAAAGTTAATGATTTAAATTTATTATTTTACATTTTATCCCAGATTAGTGCATTATACCGAGAACAAGCCCATAACTTTACTTCCCAGTCTTTATTTAGCATCTTTTCTTTCATTGCAGCCTTCAAGCATTCCGCCAGAAGGTCATAGTCTATTCCTTGGTTCATATTTTCTCCTTCCTATTATTGCTTTCGTTTTTACTTTGATCATCTATCTTTCTTTTAAGACGACCGTATTCCTGTTCAATGCACTTGCTTATCTTTTCTACATCTTCGTAACGCTCAGCCTTTATAAGCTCTCTTTTGAGGCTTTCAAGCTGATTGATGTATACAATGTCGTTACGGTCCGTTACATGCTGAATATACATTTGTATATCGTTCAGCTTATTCTCCATGCGCCCATGCCATTTGCTTATCATGATTAAGATAAAGGCAACGGTTGTAGCATTAATAAAAAACAATGCTATTTTGATGATTAAGTCTAATACTTCACTTGTTAGCATGGCTATTCCTCCTTCCGATTATTGATTTCTTCAAGTAGTTTCTCTGAATTTTGTTTCATGTATTCAGATAGCTTTATATAGGCTTCTGTTACACTTTTATCATCAAATCCTCGAAATTTTACACGAGCAGGATACATAATGGTAATTCCAGAACATTCATCAGTACATATAACAATGGCCCAACCAAAAACATGTAAGAACTGATTTACAAACAAGAGAAGTCCTGTTTCTTGAAACTCTTTACAACCTTTTCTTTCTATCATAATTTTATTACTCCTTCTCTAATTGTTTCACAATCTTAAAATAATCCTCATTACTCAAAACCTTTTCCGCAGCATCAAGCACTGTGTTATATCCGTTACAATAAGCCAGATCTGCAATTTGACTTATTATAAGTTTATTAATGTAATCCTCTTGCAACTTTAATAGTCTTTCTCGGCAACGGGATTTATTGAGTTCTCTATTCATGGCTATTCCTCCTTGATTAATTCAGGGTGATCGTAGATGTTAGCAACCACCCAAAGTTTATTGAATTTATCTAATCCGGGAACTACATGCTTATCGTATCTATTTATTAAATCCAAATCACGCATACTAGCAGCGCAGAAGTAGCCACGTTTTTCTATATATGCAACTATCTTAAGAGATGATCTATCCGCGACCAAATCACCTTCGTAGATTTCTTTGCCGATCCCATCGAATGATCCGGTGAACTGGCCTATGGTTTCAAGACATACCTCATACATACCGATACTTCTCCCTATTTCGATATCGTTTAAGGATGGAATGACGGCATATCTATCCTTTTCGATCTTAATGAGAGAGCCATACAGCCATTCTTCATCGTATATGCTTTTGCCTCTGAATTTTATTGTACGGTCCATTTTGCTTCTCCGTTTTAAGTTCTTTCAATATTTTCTTCGCTATCTCATAATGATTCAATTGCCAACTGGTATAAACATCATCTGTGTGTTCATCGTAATGGTTGGCATATACGTATGCGTTCAAGTTTTCACGAAAGGATTCACCGTCTAAACCTAAATCATCACAATCATCGTACATTCTCAATTCATGAGCCACCTCCTTACATTCTTGATGTGTAACAAAGTCATAGATAGTTCCATCATAGACATTTGTCTGACGGACATATTTTTGTCCTATCGCTATCTTTTCACAACAAAACTCACACCTATGTTCTTTCTTGGCTGTTGGATAAGTTTCTCTTAGTATTGTTGGCATAATCATTTTCCTTTAAGTTTCTTCCTTGATTTATTTTGAGTATTTATTCTTCGGGGAATAATCCATCTGAAAATTTTATTAACGCTTCAACTTTTCCCAACTCAATCTCATAAGCATAAAACTCTTTATCAATAATCTCCATGAGCTCCTGAAAATCATTTGTATTATAATTCTGCTTTATAGAGTCAACTACGTTTACTCCATCCGAAAACCAATCGGGATTAAGCTCTTTTAGCTTTCGCATAGCTGTTGGAATTTGATGTGTATAAAGGTTTTCGGAGAATATGAAATTTAGCATTTCATATACATCGTCCATTTTTGTTGATAACCTCCCATCTAATATGGTAAAAGCCTTTTTAAGTGATACTCTCATTTTATTTCTCATTTCTCTTTAATTCGTTACCATTTGATTCAAGAGGAGGAATTGGCATCCAATGGGTAGGGCGCACAATATTGCCACCATAGTCAATCCAAGTCTCTGTCTTAGGATTAAAATCACACACTCCACATCCGGGAGGATTCATCCTAACATCAAGCACTATGTACAGGTCATCATCTGTTCGCGGTAACCTATCCTTTACGCTGACCCACGGGGATTGCTTTGCCTGCCATTCAGCGCCTTGAATAAAATTTGTTATCCCAAATTGCGCTAAGTTACTACCTGATAAAGTACGATCAACCGTTCTATGGTTAAACAAGATATTTTCTTTTGCAACTTCTTCTAATGTCTGTTTCATAAATTATTTATCGTTTTTTAATTCTTTAATATATCCGTGTTCAATGCACCAACAAAGCATTTCATAAACTGCGTCAATCAATGAACTGTCAGTAAAATGCTTGATACAATCATTAACATCCTCTACGTTACGATATGCTATGGTATCCCTTTCAATCATCCATGAAAATAGAATCTGCTCATATGGCATTGGGTTTAGATAATGTGGCAGTTTGTTGAGAATGTCTTGCAAGTCGTAAGTAGGGACTATCTCCCAAAATGTACTATCTCTTTTTTGATTAATTACATCTTCATATATTTCAAGTTCCCATTCTTCCTCTATATTGCCATAAAAACAGCAATAACACATACTTGCATCACTTGTGTCCAATCCAAGTTCCTGCAAGTGCTTCATTTGCAAAATTGATAATACCTGTTTCATAAATTATTCATCTTGAAAATCATCAATCTCATATTCCCATTCCATTGCATCCGCTTCTCGAATATTATCACTAAGCCATTCTTTTGCGTTTTCAAGCTCATCATCCCATTCAGGTACATCACCACCTTCATCATAGGCTTTAGCTAATTCATTATAAACTTCGTCAGGGACTTCAACATTTCCAAGTCCAACTCGATAAGTTACTTTGATTGTTAAATCTTTAATATTCTTCATATTTCCTCCTTTCTTCTAAATCTTCATCATCTATATCTAATACCAGCCCTCCATTAAGAACATGTTCCATCATCCCTTTAGATAGCTTCATTGTCTGTTCAAGTGTAGGTCTTTTCCACCTAAATACTCGAATGTAATCCGGCACATTCTTAAAGGACCTTGTATGTTGCATTAACCCACCACAACTACATTCAATAATAAAGGGAGTAACACCTTTGTCTGCGTATGTGGTAATTTTATTACGACCACATTTTTCACACTCATATAAATCATACGTTCCGCGACCATCGTATATCTTAGCATCTTCAATGGTTGATGCCATTTTTGTATATCTCTTTGTTATATCTTTTTTTTTGTCCATATCCGTATTTTAAGTAAATGTTTGATTTTCTCATGCGCCGATTTCATCGCTTCATCAGAAGCCTTTTCGAAAAGGCTATCTGCTATATGAAAGTCTTTTTTAAAGCGATTATCAGGAACAACATATATTGTATCTGTTATTTCTGTAATCCGTTTTATGGGAAACACAGTCAGATATACATTCTCGGTTTTACAGCTTGCTACTATGACAACTGTAAGAATTAATAATAGTTTCTTCATTTTTGTTTTGTTATTAGTTAAAATATTCACTACAAACAAATCCCTTTCGCGGAATGAAGTCTTTAAATTCACAACTTCTAAAAATCCACTTCTTATCAGCCCATCCGGCTAAATCCTTTTGCCATTGAGGAATAATTTGACGAGGATTATTTAAGTCCCGGTAAGGCTGACAATGCGGCAAGAACCGACCACCTTTATTCTTCCAATGATTGACACGCTCAAACGATTCTTTAAAGTCATTCAGCAGAATACAGTAGAAGAAGTATTCGCCTTTATACCCGTATTTGTCAATCAAATCCGTAGCCCGTTCACATTCTGCGATTTGTCCCGGTGTGTCACAACCGAACCGAATACGTTTTATCCACTTCACTTTAGCAAGTAGCCGGGCAATATCATCTGTCACTAAGCGGGCGTCTAAACCTTGATTGAAGTCTACACGTACTCCTATGGAGATAATCTTTTCAATCTGCTGCAAACCGTAGTCGGATGCAAGTATGTTGTTATCCATAAGGATTATGTTTTTGCGACCATTGACAGCTATCTCTTCAATATCCATGTATGGGGTAATCTTGCCTTCTTTAGCAGGAACTACACACCATTTGCATTTGTTAGGGCAGCCTCTTGTCAAAAAGCCATAAGCCAAATTCTTATCAACATTATACAGATCGTAGTCAGGAATCATTCTATCAATTTCTGGCAAAAGAACCTTTTTTATGTCATACCCTGTACCGCCTTTCTCTATCTGATCAGCATTAGTTATCCATTGCCGGTAATCCTCTGTAAAGCTGAATACTTTAGCCATATAAACTTTATCATAATGATCGAAAGGATTATACCAATCAACCTTGTCACCTCTTGCCTTATGATAGCTGCTTATCTTCATCAAGGCAAGATTAGGATAATTGCTATCCACAGCCAATAATCCAATATTCATTTCTGTACGGTTATGAATTAGTGTAAACACCTTCATCACAATTCTCAATGCGTGACTGACATTCACTTACTACCTCTTTTAAAATCTCCGCACACTCTTTATTTGAGTAGTTTTGCAGCAATTCATCGATATGCTGCATTATATCATTTACTTCCATACGCTTTCTTTGCCATTTTATTGATTAACTTTATTGTCTTATCACTCAATTTGCCATTAGCCGTTGTAACGTGCTGAATGGACTTATGCAATTGGATTCTATTCATATCTATCTTTGTTTTACCCTATTCTATTTAAAATCTCTTTCTGTATAACCTCTTTCGCATTAAAATGAAAAAGTCCCTTTTTCAAACGTCTAACATCCTGCATCGACATTTCATTGATGTAGAAGTAAAAGGCTTCATACGGATCACTGAAATTCTTAGCAAGAGCATTGTTAGGTTTATTATTCATATATCGTTCAATGGCGACAATCATTCTTCGGGCATAACCAGGAAACATCTTAAATTCTGCCTGCATCTGCTTGCAACCGGCAAGGGGACAACCAATACAGCCATGACGGGAAAGATTATAGGGCTCATCGTAATACTTGGAATATGGAAGACCATTTTTACGAATGTAGTTCCATACATCGGCTTCTGACCAGTTAAGGATCGGGAGAATATGCTTCGCACCTTTCATCCATCTGCGTGCATCACATTGCTCCGGTTCATACGACGCCCTCGATTGGCTTTCTTCTGCCCTCATTCCCTCTATTGTACGCTGACCGATACCGTATTGCTCCTTCAACTTTTCACAGCAAAAACGCCTCATTCTGCCGGGTAATCCTTTATTTTCAACCAACTGAAAAAATGATTTCTTTGGGTGAAGTATCTGAACCTGTGAATAGTTCTTCTTTATGAAACTGATTGTACCAGGTGGATCAACTGTCGTATTTGCGTAAGACGCATTATACTTTATACCGGAACGCTCAGCAAGATCGAGAATAACAACGCTATCTTTACCGGCGGAAAAGCCTAAACACATCGGATCGTCGCGTTCCATGCTGCGAAGAAAGTCGATTGCTTGCTGCTCCTTTTTATTCATTTCTATCTGTTCTCCGTTCATATCTGATTTGTTATTAATTAAAAATATGCGCAAATACACTCTTCTCGTCAGACAGCTCAAGACCTAGCTGCGAAGGATAACTTTTGATGTAGTTGTAGAACGCGAACATCTTCTTGTCGTCGTCACCGCAGCGATCTATCAGCAGCTTGATGAAGGCAAGGAGACAGTCTGAGTCGTTTCCGAAGTTTTCCTGGGTGGAGAACTGGGTCTTGTCTACATCTTGTTTCAGCCGGCGTATAGCGGCTATCGCTGTGTTGAAATTGTGCTTGGCATCGTGACGCAGATCATAGCCCCGCTTTTTCATTTCACTTCTCATGTCGAGGAGAAGAGTTTCTACGACATCTGTCAACACATACGTCAGGTTGAGAGTCGTATTAAGATTTGTTGTTCCTACTAACATAGTTGATTATACATTTTTCAATTCCACTTATGCGCCATGACTTATGAAATGGCTGCTTTTTCCTTGAGTATAGTGGGCATTCTTTACACATTGCTTTTAGATGATAACCGGTGTAATGAATTCCACTACAAACCAATGGATAACCTTGAATCTTCATCGTTTTTGATGTTCAACACAATAAGCCTTTACTTCATTAAACCAGTTTCCTTTCGACTCCCTTGCTTCTACCATGAAGGATATCTCAACACTGTCTCCTGTCTTAAGGGGAGTCTCGATGGGTCCATCCCATGAGTAAATTGAGAACTTCATTTTGGTGTGGTACTTGTCTGACATCTCCAACACGCATTCCTGCTTTTCCCAATCCTTTCCGTTTCTTGTTGTTCCATGCGCGGTAGGCATTACCGCAATAATTACACCTGAAGCTTTATATGACATAGTTTTCGTTTTTAGTTATCATTTAAAATTAACTGCCCTCTTAAGTTGCTACCCAACTACCCTGCGGGCAGTATAGGACAAGTTGCCGTAAATTGTTAATTTCGATTCTTTATTTTCTTATTTATCTGATAATCAATGTTTTAATCGCGCACCATATGGTGCTTTTTCTGTTTTATATAAAACGCTGATAATCAGACTGTTATAACTTTCTGCGAACGGGTGTAAAAATCCCAATCTGGAAATTAGACAATAGACGATCCTTGAATTCCTTTTCAAGCTCACCGACCTCTTCCACGTATTTCTCACGCTCAGCCGGCCACGCTTTCGCAAAGTTGCGAATCGTCTCCCATTGTTTTTTGGTCAGCTTTCCATTAAGGAACATTTGCTTGTAGTGTTCCTTATATCTCGTTGTTCCGAGCCGATGGATCTCCCTGGCTTTTTCAAGCTGGGATATCTTTACACCCTTTGTCGCAGACAATTCTCTCACAAAGCATATCTCTGACCAGTCCTTGTAGAATATTCTCCCCATCTTGGACAGGAAGAAGTAGTCGGTAAATTCAAGCATTGATACAGATTGATGCCTGTAGACCGTTTCTATCCGAAGTATATTGTCACCTACCTTCCGGCCTTTCTCACCTGCTTCGAATGATTTATCATAGACCTTTAGAACCTTGCGGAAATACTTGCTCTTCTCCGTTGTTTTCTGCCGGTATTCCGGAAAATTAGCATCATTCCAAAGTATTCTGTCCGATATCTCCTGCACCTGCCGGATATAGCAGTCTGCAGAGTAGGACATCTTCATCGTGATGCCAATTTCGTAATATGTCACTACTGCATTCTCCATTCTCACGCACAAGCGGAGAAGAAACTCCTTGATTGTCCGGACCGCCATCGCGAAGGTCATTGGCCTACTGTTATCCAGTTTGCCGTTTTTCCCTTTGCTGTACAGCTTGCAGATAGAGCATTTACATTTCAATTTATTTCCCCTGAGTTCAATAAAGCATCCGTCGAAGTTCGCGTAGGCAGTAGATTTATAATAGACTTCATCACCTTCCGTGCACTGTTCCAGATAATTACGTAAGACGATGGTATCAATATCCTCGGTGTCAACGGTCGCTTTCATTATTATCTTGTCGAACATCTTTTGGTTTAAAATACTCACATAACCTTACTCCTACGGATTTCTTATATCTGTGTTTGGGACAGACAACCATGAAGTTTTCCACAGGACCGGCACGCTGACAGTTACGACAGTCGCATTTGACTTTCTTATAGGTTTCTTTACTCATATTCCTTTCTCTCGTTTTAAGCGTTTGACCTCCTTACGATAGTGATCAATCATAGTATTGTATTCAAATTCAGATATTTTATTGATCTGATTTTTCATTGATTCCAGCATGACCACTACAGGTTCGCCATATTTGGCTACAAGTCCACGACGATAGCCTTGAATGTTGCCTTCATCGAAGCGGTTACAGGAGCGACATTGAGCATTGCAATTCTTTTCGCTGAAGCGGGTAGACATATGCTTCCTGTTGATATAGTGACCGCAGTCCGCCTGATCGTAGGGCAATATCCGGTTACAAGATATACAGGTAAAGGTCCCGTCCTCTCTTGTGTCACGCAACCGGATATATTCGCTGAATACCTTATCTAACTTAGCTGTTAAGCTAGCCTTTTTTGGCTTGGACTTTTGATACTTCGTTTTTCCCAGCATCGTTATAAAACAGGATTTTATTATACTGCTCTTCGTCACGGAAGCGGATCGCACGTTCGTACCATTCCTGGTTTTTCGCTTTGTAGGTAAAGTCCGTGTAGTCTATATCCTCTACCCTTGAGATAATAGCCTCTCTTCGGTTCTTTCCCCACATAATTGCCAATTGGCCTATGCGCGGTTCCTCCTCTGTCCGTTCGGTTTCATCGCAGAAGAAAATGTTTGGGGTCTCAGGTTCGAATAATATGACTATCTTTTTATCTTCTGTTTTGATCGAAATACGGGTGCATTCCGGTGGGATTATAAATTCTTCCAGTCTCAT